GTAAGTTCAGCCTGAACATAACCTGATGTAGTAGAGAATACTTTAGGATCGCTGTCACCAGCAGCTTCCCAATCCAGCGGAGTGGTTTTATAGATGGTGGCAAATTCGATTGATTCATCATCCTTTATCCTGTAGACTCTCATTGCATCTGTAGCAACACCTTCAACGATATCTTTAAACTGACCGTGTGAAGGACAGTGCATGGACTCGTCAAATTCCATACCGAACATGGGGAACAGTCCAGAACCGTCATACATATTTTTAGTGGTCTGGTTTATAACCATGAAGTCTTCTACAGTCGGGTCGGAAACCATATCATAGAAGAATTCAGGTCCTGCGATAACTTTGAATTTTCCGTTTGATCTGGGTTTTATCAGGGCTTTTTTCATAGTAAGAATTATAACTCTGAGATCAGTTATAGTAGGAATACTAGTAGTGTCCATGGCTTCTACATTAGCAGCTGAACCTGCGTAGTATTTCTGAGCTACTGTAAACAGAGCTTCTCTGGCAAGCATGTCCAAAGTCTCAATAGCAACTATGGAATACTCTCTGGTATAGTGTACGATTACAGGGTCAACGATTTTGAAATCGACCTGGTCAGTGAACTCCATGTATCTGCCGTACTGCTTAGCTTCGAGTTCATACTTCTTTACAGAACCTTTATCTGACTTCGGAGGAACTCCAGAGTCTAAAGGAACTGTGTGTGCCTGGAGAGGTGCCCACCTTCTGAGGAGGAGTTTGTCTGCTTTGTTGTTTATGGGCATTTCATCTGCAAGCTTGTAATATTTGCACTGATCACTGTCGATTCTGATAGTGTCCAGAAGCTGAGTGCTATAGAACACTTCAGGGTTGGTGAGATTTTTGACTTTCTCTCCAGTAAGAGCACCGTCTCCATCACGGGCATTGGATGTGTTACAAAGTTCGGCATAGCTGTTTATGTCAGCTATCGGGGCTAGTGAATTTAAATAAACTGTCATTCTAGGGTCCTCCTAATAATTATTTCTTTTCATGACTATTTAAGAATGTGCGTAAGTCTCCTGTAGAACGGATGCTCCCTTGAACATCTTCGCTCTCTCCACCCTTGCCTGGAACTGAGGAAGCCTTGGAAGTTTTATCTTTCCTGGCCTGTTCTTCAGCAAGTGCTTTTGTTCTGATTTTTTCCTGAACGTCTTTGAAGTGTCTGTCAATATATTCATATTTAAGATTAACAGGCTGTTCAAGCGGATTTAATCCGTCTTTTATAAGTTCGTTCAAGAAGCTGTCTACATCTTCTTTCTCCAGTTCATATGTATCAATCAAATCTGTAAGGCCTTCTTTGGCTGTTGCTTCCAGTTTGATTGAGTTCAATTCTGCTATAGCTGCCGAGCTCTGGTTTATCTGAGCCAAAAGATTGGGATCAATGTTCTCTTTCTTAGCCTGAGCATTGAGTATAGCTGACTGAACCTGGTCTACGAGGTCTGGAGCCTTGGGGTCCAATCCCAAAAGACCTGCAATTCCGTCAATTACTTGTTTCTGAGATTTAATCTGTATTCTTTGTTCTGCGAAAGCTTTTTTCTCCTGAGGTGTCAGTGTGCTCTTAAGTGCCTTTTCCGCATCAGGTTTTTTAGATGGTTCCTCTCCATCCTCTGAAGATTCTTCTTCAACTGTTTCCGTTTCCTGTTCTTCAGTTTCTGTTTCTGCTGTAGTTTCAGTTTCTTCAGGGTCTTCGGTTTCTTTTTCGGGAGATGTTACTCCCAGGTGTGCCATCAATTCAGCGGCAACATCTTGATCTGCCATAATACTCCTTTCTTAAAAGGGACGAGTAAAAATTTACGCACATTTTAAGGTGGTGGGAACCTAGAATTTTTACTATATATATTATAAACTAGAAAATAATGGAAGTCAATAGTTTTTTATAAAAATCAAAACCCACTTATAAAAGTGGGCTCTGACCGTTACGAAAGGGGAACAAAAATGAAACCTTTATAATAAAGGCTGTTGTGCTGTTTCTGCTGCAGCCTCTTGTTCTTCAAATGGCGTGGCCATTCCTTCACGCTTATTCTGAAGTCCCTGTGCTGCTGTGACCATGGCTTCATTCGGGTCCATGCCTGTCTCAAGCATATCAGCGTATTCGTTGATGACCTGAGCTGTTTCTTCAAGAGCATCAAGTCCTCTTTGAATACCCATACGTTTGAACATGGGCTCTTTATAAGGTACGTCCTGATAGCTGAGCCATTCCTCTTCAGTGATAAGTTCCACATTGGAACCTTCCTGACGGTACTGCATCTGCTTTTCCATCATTGTGTTAGCCCATTGCTGAACTCTCTGTTTGTTCTTGGGCAGTTCTGAGGATATCTGTATTGCATAATTGAAGATAGTATCTCCATTGATATGCGGAAAGTCTATTTCAATCGTTTCATAATCCAGCTGGTCTCCTCCAGCTTCCTGAGCCGATTTCTTAATATAGTAAGTTCTTGAAGGAGAAAACTCTATCAGGTTCTTAAGAATAAGTTTGGTGAGGTCTCTGGAATACTCCTCATAACAAAGTATCTTAGGTGTGTCTATAAGCGTCACCCGGTTCAGCATTTCTTCTGTACCGCCGGTGGTGATTATAGACCCTGTATCTCTTCCTGTGTATCTGTCGTCTATACCAGAACTGTTCTTTATGTCATCCGCCAACTGGGCCATCATATTTGTCATCTGCGGTGAGACATAAGGAAACTGATGGTAATGTACAGCGTTACTTGCGTCCGTCTGGACTACAAAAGTCCTGTCTGCTTCATCACCATGTTTACTGAATGCCTTGAGGTTCAAACCTGATTGACTGTTAACAAATTTTGGAGGCCTCTGATTTTTATATTCGGCTGTTAAGGCAATGGAATTCATCAGATTATATGCCATATTGTTTGCAAAAGACTTGGCGGGTTCGGAAGCTCCGATCAGGCCCGACCCGGGTAAATTACAGTAAAGTTCTGCAAATGGGAATACAGCTGGTAGTACCCTCTCATTCTCCCACAGGAGGTATTCATTATCTATTGTATGGTATTCAGCTATATCCCCATTAGGTTTTCTAATCCACCAGAAGATCACATTGACGTGATCTTTACTGGCTGAAGGGTTTGGTTTTTCAGGGTAGTCATTATAAGCTGTTTCAGAACGTCCACCAGAGGCCAGATACTTTTTAAAAGAATCCTTATACTTCGGGTTACTTAACAGTACTGATTTGTGATAACGCTCCCGTGTGCAGACCCAACCCGCTTCTTCCAGGTTACTGCTGAACGGATCTCTCATGTAGTTCATCGGGTCTACATTCTTAAGTACTACGTTTCCCTTGCTGTTGAACATATCCATTGACGGTATGTTCTCGCTCCAGGACACCTGAGTTATTCCAAGATTCAACAAAGCACAACGCTCTCCTGCCTGGAATTGTTTATAGCCTATCCGCAGAGTGTCCCACAGGTGTTCCAAAATAGTCGAAAGCTTGATACACAACTCCCTGTCATTTTGTCCTGTGGGCATGATCTCAGCGGATTTAGTCACAGTGTAAATTGAAGCCAGGATATTATTCTTTATCCTTGACACCCAATTTGAATCTGGCAGAACCTGATAGCCGGGGAACCTTGCGTTTATGGCTTGCCAAAGGTTGCCATTATCCGTTGAGTTCAACAGCTTCATTCTCCGCTTATCTTTAGAGTAATATTGCGTTCCGATGTCCCACTTATCTCTTAGGGACCCGAGGAGTTTATTAACTTTGTAAATATTCTCCTGTATTTTATCTTCCTTCATTTTGATCTTCTCCTAACATGATCTCCTGAATTGCTTCGGTTACGTCTTTAATGGTCTGGTTCTTTTCTTTCAGATCTCCTTCCTTATCGTAAGCATCGTCTTCAAACGGCTGGGGATCCGGGAATTCATGTTTCATTGTTATAGAGATATTTATCCCATCTTTCACCATCACCAGAATGAATAATATAGCTACACAAGCTACCATTAAAATACCTAAAAGTTCAATCATTTCATTCTCCTTTACATATAATTATAATCTACATCTGCATCAAAAGGCAATAGCCTATTCGTTTTGAACTCGTCTTCATCATCGGACAAAGCCCAGTATGCTTTCTTCTCTTCGTCATTTTTAAGTTTTGTTATATCGTCTCCTGCTTTGTTATAAACACCATATAACAGATTCTTCGGGTCACTCGGTAATTCCATAGTAATCCACTCAAGAGCGTTAATTCCGTGATTATTCTTATCAACAGGTTTGCTTGTAAAACCACTGGCCATACTTTCGTCAGCTGAGTATTTATAATTCTCAAGTTCGTATCTTAATCCTTTACAGCTTCGGAATATCTTGAGCTTTCCAGATTCCAGGTATGTGTTAAGTCTGAACACTCTGGCATCTACATTTACAAATCCGGGTGCAAATGAGATCCCGAAGTCCAGAAAATGGTCTGCAAGGGTCTTCTTATCAAAATCCCGCTTGTATCCTGACTTCGGATCAATAAGCGGTGAGCATATCAATCCTCCGACCGGTATATCCTCACAGGCCTGTTTAAACATCTTCGCAAGTTCCTCAACGTTTTTGTCTTTCGTTCTGAGCTCCTTATATATGTAGAGTATTCCTTCCTTCTGATCTACCGCTCCGAAAATAAAAACTGCGTCATCACTGAGGCCGTAGTCAAATGCGATTATTCGTTTCCACTCGAGCGGGATCTCAAAGTCGTCCACATTATGATGCGTGGCTGAGGGATACACTAACCCCTCCGCATAAAGAAACGAACCGTAGATATATCGGTTTGTCCACCACAGGGGTTTGTTCTTCGTATTGTTTTCAATGAAGTCTTTAGGGAGAAATTCGTTTGCACTTGTAGAAGTTACGTGAGTGCTTATTGCGGGGTCTGCTCTGTCGGAATCAACCGTATATTCATCGACCACCTCTCCGTGCTTTTCTATAAGAGAAGAGTTCATCAGTACATCGTCCCTTATCCATCCGGCCGAAGGGTTCGATTCGATTATCCCTTTTATCCAGTCATGCTCGATAACGGGAATCCTGGCTCCGTTGGCTGCAGTCCTGAACTCTCCACTTGAAATAGTGGCGGCCAGGTTTCTGGCTCTCGTTTTGAGCTGTACGAAACTCTGCTGTTTAACTTCGGATGCTTCCATTATAAGAAACGACGTTAAATTATATGAACGCAGTTTATCGGGGTCATCATATGGTCTGTACATTATACGGTGGTTGTTTTTAAGATCGTAGTAAGATTTCTGCGTATTTATCTTTTGGATAAACGCAGCGGGAAGGTCTGCTTCTATCTCCCTCTTTATAGTCTGTTCATACTGAGATGCTACATTTGCCCCTATTAAGGTGTTTCCATTAGGTGTGATAAAAACATGTTTATAAATTTCTTCTCTGGAAGTCAGAGTCTTACCTGAACCAAAACCCCCAAAGTTACCTGAGAACTTATGAGGGTCCTGGTGGAATGCGTGTTGATGAGCCTGTGGTACGTAAGTATTGTAAAACGTGTTACATTTCGGGTTGGAGCATTCCTTAAAAAATTCAGAAGGCCCCCCATTCATCGCTATTGCATCTTTCCACTCAGCTCCGCATCTAGGACATGTTTCTAGCATCTTTCGTGTCCTCTTCGGCCTTCGTGTTGTACTCTTCAAGAACTTCCTCAAGAGGTCGTTTTTCCTTCCTGGCTTTAGCGATTATCTCGTTTTGAGCTTTGAGTATCGCTGCTGCTTCAAGAGACGGTATCTCCTCAGACGGGATTATTTCTTCGAGTATGTTTCCGAATGCAATATTCAGTGAATCATAGATTGTTTCCCGTACTTTCTGCTGGTCTTTCTTTGCTGCATTGCTTATCACTTCTCCTGCAGTTGCATTAAGAATAGATAACAGAGCCTGTACGGTCTCCCCGAATGTCAAGGGATCGGAACTCTTTAAATTAACCTGGTCTTTGTCAATGTTTATTACTATTCGTTTCATAGTGTCCTCCTAACCTTCTACTGTAATTATAGGTAAAATTTGGTAATTTGTCAAGAGGTTTGTTATATATGGGGTCGGATTTTAAAAGGGATGTTTCTGTGATGGTTTATTAAAAGATACTAACAACAATAAAAGATACATTTATTTATATATATAATGTACTATTCCCTCTACTGAGGGAATTTTAAACCCAACCCTGTATACACGAGG